CAAAGAAACCAGCAGTAGCAAAGAAAAAAACAGCGACAAAGAAACCAGCAGTAGAACTTGTAAGTTATACATTACGCGCAGTTATTCCAACAGGGGCATACGCTAACATCCAGCCAGAGATCACAGTTAACGCACCAAGCCTTGAAGAAGCAGAGAATGTGCTAATGGATCACTTTGTTAAATTAAATGACAAGTATCTAAACTACAGTGACAAGCCAAAACCCGTACTACCTACTGTAAAACATACTGTAAAAGCAGAAACTAAGTTAGCACCACCAGTAGAAATTACAAAGACTGAAGACGCACCTATATCTGCATCTATGACACGAGCGTCTAACGCTGTTGAAACAGCTTACTCGGACGAAGCACTGGCACTTATTGAAAAACAGATTGAAAAATCAGCAAAACTTACAGACAACGAAAAGAAAGTATTAGGTTTTAGACTTGTTGTTCGAGCCACTAAGATTAAAATGATGAAAGAAGAAAAAGCTAACAAAAAAGGATAATGAAAGATATTTGCGAGAGATGTACTACTCGACAGCGAGAACTAAAACCGACAGGAGCGTACTGTACTGAATGCCGATTACAGCTTGCAACTAAAAAGTTAGACATACTTTTACCACGTAATTACTTAAGCTATTCAGCTATGTTTATGTGGATCAAGAGTGAGTCACGATTCAGAAAGGAATACTTTGAAGGCGCACCAAAGCTAGACACAAAGTACTTACGATTCGGTAAGGCAATGGCAGAAGCTCGAGAGAGCCAAGATCTTAAGCCTGGAGAGTTCGCAGAGTATAAGATCGAGACATACGTCAAAGGAGTACCAATACTTTCATACATTGATTTTTATGACAGTAACAAGCATGAATTTTCTGACGACAAGTCTGGAAAGATTGCATGGACCGACAGTAAAGTACAGAAGCATGAACAATTCCCTTTCTACGCTACAGCACTTAAGTGGCAGAAAGGAGTAACACCTAAGAAATGCGCACTAATATGGTTTGAAACTATGGAAGGAGCAACTGACGAAGCCGACTTCTGGAATAAGTGTGAGAAGAAATTGTCACTAACTGGAAAAGTTGTAAGGTTTGAAAGAGAGTTAGACGAAAGAGAAGTTAAAAGAATGGAAGACTTAATAGTTAAAAGCGCGATAGAAATATCAGATGCTTATAAAGAATTTATACAACAAATATGATCGAAAAAACACAATGGGTATCAATCAATTACCAAGAAGATACTAAGACAAAAGAGTGGTTAGACAAAAATACAGGCAAGACTAGAATGAGTTTATTTATTCGTGAAGCCGTAGCTGAAAAAATTGCAAAAGTAAACAAGAAGTAATATGCCAATAAAAAACTGCAAAGGATCCCCACTGTGCGACGATCAAGTCTGCAGGTGTGCTTCGTATGCGACACCAATAATTAAGTGGAAAATAAGTAGTCACGACAACTTAAAACCTAACGGAAAAAAATGTCTGGAGTGCGGGGATGGGTTAACAGGAGGGAGTAGGAAGTATTGCATAGGCAAGCACTGTGCAGATAATGTTTATCAGAGGAACTTAAGAGCTAAGAAAAATCAAAAATAAAATTATGAGCGAGAAAACAAAAGAAGTAGCAGAGTTTAACCCGGCGGATCTAATGCAAGGTGTTCGCGATAAGATAAAAGCAACCTTTGTAAGCTTGATACCAGTAGAACACTGGGACCAACTTTGCCAAAAAGAAATAGACGTATTCTTTAAAGAAGGTGATGGATATCGTGGGAACAGTAGAGACTGGGGAAAGATGTCTGACTTCCAAAAAATATGCTTTGAAGAGTTTGAAGTACTAACAAGAACTAAGATTAAAGAAATGTTGGAAAGCTATACATCGAACGAATGGGGAAATAATAATTCAAAAATTAGTGAAAACTTAGAGAAGTTAATTAAAGAACATTCGGCTGAAATATTTACTTCTATGCTGGGTGGTATGTTCCAAACTGCTATTAACAACATGAGTACTAGCCGATACTAATATGATAGAACGCATACCAACTTCTTTAAAGCCTACTGCGATGATGAGTGTCAACAATTTATGGTAAACGTAACAAACCCCCAGTCTAAATTAGACTAGGGGTTTTCCTGTGTTCACCCACAGGGGATTGATGCCATAGGTAGCGTTGCCCTTGGCGATTGTGTGTGGAGAGGGATTAGCACTCCGTAGATTAAAATTACCTCCTTTTTATTAGTGAAGCTACTCTTATCTGTTTTCCGACCTGTTAAGTCTGATTGCAAGAATAATTAAATAAATGCAAAAGCAGATAAAGCAAATCAGCATTAAAACGTGTGGCTTATCAATAAGATAAGTAATAATTTTATGTAGTGTTTCAGCTTTCATTAGTTCCAAAATATAAAGTTATTATCATCATTACGAGGTGTGTATTCTTTCAACCTTTCTTTAACGTCAATATCAAAGCCATATCGTGCTTTTATTCTTTTCTCAAGTTCGCTGTGTTTTAAGTCAGTTTCAAGTTCTAAAGAACGAAGTATGTAGGCATCAATCTTGGTAAGTGTAGAGTCACTTGGTTCATGTTCCATATTTAGTTGTTAAGGTGTGTTAATACTCTGAATGTAGGAGACAAGGTTTGACTTGCAGATGTGGAACAGTTATGTCTTTTTTTTACCACACGATTTCAACATATCTGGGCGTGCTAGTAGTTTCTTACTAGGGGTTTCCGCATGTTCTATTTACACGGCTCACTGTCCGCCACTTCTACATTCAAAGTATTATTAGATTTACTGATGGTGGAGTGTTGAGATTTTCACTCACACTAGCTCACAGGAACGTTACTCTGTGCAGGATTATAACCCTCTTTCCCTCGCGACACACCCCCATCAATAAACCTTATATAATTATTATAACATAGAAAAAGCCACGTCACCGTAGCTTTTCCACATTGTACTCCATCACAGGTACGTTTTTGCCTAATCTCTTAGACCGTTTTCATTTTGTTCCTACGGGATAACTTAGTGACTAAACTAAGGTGTAGGATTTATATTATACAACTATTCACAACCGATGCAAACATTGGCTGAGTCATCTGGGTCTACTGGCATGTTTTCTGCTTCATAAGCATCTTTTTGTTGCTTTGCTTTTGCTATGTCTAGTTGTTCTTGTGTGATGTTCATATTAGTAGTGTTTGTTAGCGTTCCAATAAACTTTTGTTTTTTTAGGATTTTCGTATCTTTCAGAAATGTAATTTATAGCCCATAAAATCTGGCTTCTAGGGTTGGTTAAAAAATCATCTGGTGTTTCATGCAAAGACATCATTGTCTGAGCTAAACCTGTTGCACTAGAGGTTGGATTTTTAGCTTGATAATCCCATCCACTTTCTCTTTCAATTATGTATTCAAAAGCACTCCATTGACTAGAATCCCACTTCTCAGTGACTTTACATTTTGCAAAAGTCTTAATGTCATAGCTAGCGTTACAGTCAATAATGTGCTCAGCTCTGGCGACTTTATATGTAAGTAATACTGCTATAAATAGTAAAGCGAGTATTACTGTTCTTATGATTTTATTCATAAATTAGAGTTGTGCTCTCTAAAACAATCCGTTACTTCCGTTACTGATGGTCTGGGTCGGAGCGACTATAACTTAGATAATCTTGTATCAGACTATCGCCACTCTTACAGGATTCAAACCCCCTATAGTCATCGGCTAGATACTACTCACCTGCTCCGACTCAAACAATCAAATGACAGTCTGGTATTAGGATACACAATATCTACAGGTAACCGCAACTTACGGCTTGGCTATATAAGGTTATACTCCTCTAAGCCGATTACACCATTAAGGCTTGCGGTATCTATAGACATTACATATTCTAATATCAAACAATCATTTATACCCTCTAAACAGCCATGAAAGTGCACCGACTGTTATAACAATGGCAAGTATGCAAAGAAACTTACCAAAAAGACACATACTATTTGTTTAAAATCTTTGTTGTTTCACCGACAACAAGACCCATAAACGCTAATATCGCCACATTAAGAAGTGCTTTGGGGTCAATAGCAAATACATCCCCTACATTTAGGATATATGCACCACCAGCTACAAAAGCCATTCCTCCTGCTCGCCATAAAAGTGATTTTAATCTGTTTTTTAATTCTATATTCATACTATATATTATACCATACTATTCTGATTTCCCAGTCCATACTACATGTTGCGGTGAATTAGGATCAGTCCCGAAGTGCATGTGTCCGTTGTAGATTCCGATCCGAGTTATACCAGAGTCTATTGCTGAGTACATTGCTATACACTGTTTATCTTTTCCAAAAATAGATTCGAGAGTTTCTTTGTTTTGTTTTACAAACTTCATAATTAATGCACCTTTACCTTTTGAGTACATCATGTTTATAAATTGATAGAATGTTGCACCGTTAATATCAATATCCATTTCTTGCCCTGAAGAATGAGAACCGTCTGGTCGCCAGTCTGAATTGTTTTTGAATGGAAAGTCTGACTTTGTTCGTGTTGAATCCATCTTCAATAAAAACTCTATATCCATTTTGTCAGGATAATTAAACTCTTTCTTTTTAAAGTTTATTAGTTTATCCCAGATAGTTTCTTCTGTTACAACTGGTTCAGGTTTTTCTAGCTTGTCACCAATAAGTTTTTCTAGTTGATCTAAGTATGGTTTTAAATCTTTTTTTTCCTTGTCTACATAAACGTGTAATTTGTCTACTACGTTATAATGGTCTGCTAGTTGATGTAGTAATTCGTGTACAAGTGTATAGGCTGTTTGGCTCATACCGTACTGTGTACGTGCTCTGTCGTACGCATACACCTCCATAGTGTTGTATTTAGAGCTTTGTTGACCATATAGTCCAAGATCTTCGTTTGCTTTTTGTTTGTCAACTATAATACCGTACGCATCATATCCTTTGCCACCTGCAATTATACCCAAATTCCTTACGAATGAGCCTTTAAGTGATTTAGTTTGTTTGTATGTAAGCTGTGAATGTGAACGACCAACATCATAAAAGCTGTCGATTGATACATTGATAGGCATATATTTTGAACCAATAGAAACGTTAAAACGTGATAGAAAGTCTTCTGCTGTTTTGATTGCCTCTAGTATTGATACCCAGTCTTCTGTTATTACAAAAAATGTTTTCATATTATATAAATGTTTTAAGGAATATAACAATGTTACCAATACCTAATGCACCAAACAACCATTTAAAAGTTGCTAGATTAGATTGAAGTTTTATTCTATGTTCCGTGTTTTTAATGACCTTTCCGTTTGTAGTGTCTTGACGTGTATGAACACCAGTAAAACCATCCTCTACTAATTTAGTGAGGTTGTCTATTTTATTAGAAAGAGTTTCGTTTGAAGGTGCTTTTGCCATAATTATTTCTTACTTGTGTACTCTTTTTTTACCGAGTCCAAAGTTATACCTTTTAATTCTTGAAAATCTTTTTGTAGCTTTGCCAGCTTTGCTATTTCAACTGCAATTGCATCTTCAATAAGAGCTACTTCCGCTAGTTTTCTTTTTTCAAGTTGAGCTATATTTGATTTAATTTGAGCCACTGAAGTAGTTAAAATACTATCAACTGAAACTGTTATTTCTAATTTACGTTCTTCTGCATTATCGTTTTCTTCTATGAATTTTGCTGTTTTTATTGACATATATATATTATACCATTATTAACTACTTGTAATTGCCTCCCATGCTGTTGTATAAACATTTAGCTTCGCTGTTGTTGTGTTGTATATAACAAGCCCTGCTGCTGGTGATGATATTGCATCTCGTTGAGTGGTAGTCATTCGTGGAGGTAGGAAACCTTTTGTTGTAGAGTCTGCTTGTAATTTTGCTGAGGCGTGAGGTGTTTCTCCACCAACAATTAAAGAACCTCCTGAATTAAAGTATGCGTCTGCATCATTCGCACCCCCAATAGAAGTTTGAACATTACCAGAAGCTCCATATAATTGGAGTATTCCACCACCATTATATGCCCTAATTCTAGCTGCGTAATTAGTATCATTAGGTAGCTTAAGAGCAATTCCGTCACCTGGTGTGGAAGATAAAACTGTTAATTTATCCGATGGTGATGTAGTTCCTACCCCAAGGCTTCCAAAGTTTATAAATGAAATATCTCCTGTTAGAGTTTTTTCAAACTTTAATTTATCAACTCCACCTGTACCATCTCTAATCACAAACGCATCATCTGAACTTCCATCTGCTGAAAAGAACCAACGCTGGTCATCATTTTGCATTAAGAAACCTGCTGCACCTGCTGTACCTGTATCTTGAATACGAATAAAGGTTGAACCACTTGAACCCATAACATTTAAGGTATTGTTTTGACTTCCTACATCTTCTCCAATTGTTACTCTTGCTCCTGACGGTAATACTTTTAGATAGCCTGATGAGGTTGTTTGAAACGAAGTAGCTACTGCACCATTGTTTATAAGGTTTAGTTGAGCTGATGCGTTTGTTATTTCAACGGGTTTTATTGTAGATATTCCCAATGAGTTTATTTGAAGAATTGTATCGTTTACATCTTCAAAAGAGACTCCGTTACCTGACTCTATTTTTACTTTATAAGATGAATCATCTGCCTTGTTTCTTACTGACATCTCAATAAGTTGGTCGTCATCAGTAAATGAATTTTGTATAGCAATACCTGCTTGACCTTGGTCACCATTGTCTGAGAAGTCCTGAGAACCAATTATCATAGCGTCACCAGAAAAGCCAAGGGGTGACAAGTCTCCAAATAGAAAACCTGTGTTGATGTCTGATGTTGCTGTGTTTATGTAGAGTGTTGCATGTCCTTTCAAATCAAACCCTAAGTCCAGAAGGTCTGCACTTGTGTCCTGAAGAACAACAGCACCTGTCCACGCTGTATTCATTCTTGCTCTTGATTGTTCAAAACTCAACCAACTTCCTCCAACATATGATTCTGCAGTAATAGATGAAGTTATTTCTAGCGGTAAAAGCCCACTTATTTTAGTTGCGTCTACAACAAAAAGCGTACCTGCATCATTCAAAACACCAAAGCCTGCAGGTGTTACATTTGTTTGAAATAATGTTCCGTCTGCACGTCTTGCTGTTGTTAAAACACTAACAACACTACCTGTAATATCTCCATTATATATTGTGTTTGCTTGTACTTGGTTTTCAAGGTCAGAGAAATCACTTACTCCGATAATCATAGTATCTCCGTCAAGACCCATAGGAGAAAGGTCTCCCATAAGAATACCTGTGTTTATATCTGGCGTTGAGCTGTTGATGTAGATGTTTGCGTATCCTTTCAAATCAAACCCTATATCAAGCAAGTCATCACTTACATCTCTAAGAACTACTGACCCTGTGAGGTTGGTGTTTTGTCTAAATAAATCTTCTGTTACATTTAACCAAGAACCTGCAAGGTATGAGTTTGCACTAATATCGTTTGTTGTAACCGAAACACCCAAAGTTTGCCCTCTGTCTGTGACTGATTGAAGTGTGTCTGTTTCAGCTGCACCAACCTCGACATTAGCAAAGGTTGTTGCGCTTGTTTTTTGTATTGCTTGAGTTGCTGTTGATGTACCTAAGTTCAGCAAAGAATCAAGCAGTGCTTGATCGTCTAGTGATATGGGTCTTGTGCTAAAATGTGACATATATTATTTTTCTAAAATTTCTGATAAAGGTAACTGTAGTGCAACATCATCTGTTATAATTTTCTTTTCCATGTACTCTTGAAACAGTTCTAATCTTTCTTGCAATGTATTTAATTTAAGCATCTGTTTTGTTATTTCTTTTGATCTAGCTTTATTAGAAACACCTAGATTAAGTAGTGTCTGGTCTCTGTCTGTAATACCAAGCGAGTCATCCTGCACAGCGTCAGCCATAGAGTCAAGTAAAGTAGGATATTTTTTTACCAACTGAAGAATTTCAGACGCCGGCGCTTCTCCAGAGTTTAAAGCATCTAGTGTTTGCCTAGCAAAAGAATCACCGTCAAAATATTTTTGAGCTTGTTTACCTGAGTACTTTCCAAACAACAATGCTTGCACATTTTTCTTAAAGTCTCCACCTACGTTGAATTGAGGTAGCTCATCTTTTGTTTGAGACTGCCCTTCTTTTATAGATTGAGCGCCTCCTACTGTTTTCTTTACTTGAGAACCTCCAAACGGTAATGCTATTTTATATAAAGGATCAGACAGTGCTTTTGTAGAAAGTAAACCAGAACCAAAACGAGAAGGATCACCAGCTCCAAACAATTCTTTACTTGTTGGAAGTGTGACACCATTAATATCAGCTCCATACTTAGGGTAAGCAGAAGCTATCGATTGACCGAAAGGAACGTTTGATAGTACTTCACCTGCAATCCTACCAAAAGCATTTCGTACCCCTTTGCCGTCAGGATTTTCTACCACCTCACCTACAGCGTCCCGCATTGCATTAATAGGATCAAAGGCAACCCTGTTTCCTGTAACTTCTTCAGTAGCGCTATTCATTAAATAAATAGAAACAAACAAAGTAGCAAAAGCATTTAACTTTTTTAGCATTGTTTTATTATCTGTATTTAAGTCTTCCATCGCCCACCATAAGTTACCTACCTCAAGTTGAAAAGGGGCTACTACTTGAAACACTTGAGATTCTTGTATTAAAGGTTTTTCACCAATACCACGCCCCGCTACAAGCTTCCTAGCATTAGTATCAGCAAAACGTATAGCCTCCTTACTCATAGGTTCTAATCCTTGCTCTAAAGCTTTTTGATATTGACCGTTCCATATAAACCTTGTTCCGGTTTCATCAAGAACTGTTACCATCCACACAGCAAACTTTTTAGGCTTGTTTAAAAAGCTTTCATCAAAACTATCAAATGATTTAAAGTATCGTTCTTTTAAAAAGTTTGAAGCTGCTTGCTCAGGGCTTTTAATAAAAATTTCAGAAAGAGAAGGTCCGATAGCTTTTATAGAGTTAACCTTACCAGCGCTTGCTACACCTTGAGGTACGTTAAAAATTTGAGAAATAGATGAAGAAGCGTTCATTAATATAGTGTTAGCCTTTACTCTGTTGTTAAGCCAGTTCACTGAAGCCAGGGCCTGTCTTCCGACCAATTCATTTACAGCCCTGTCTAACCCTGGAGTTTTTCCAGCTAGTATGTTTGTCCAGTTTTCAAGACCCTCAATATAGTTATTTAAGTTTTTTGTTTTACGTGTACTTTGTGCCATAACCTCAGATAAACCTCTAAACTTACCAATGTGCGGATCTATATTAATAGCGTACCCTGCACTTTTAATGTACTCCAAATAACCTTCAAGCGCTCCCAGCTCGTTGGAGTTTCCAAGTCTTCGTTGTTTAAACGAAGCCCACTTAGTTAAAGGTTTTGTATCGGCTGTCTTACCTGCCAGAAGAGGATCAATCTTGATCGGCTTTTCAAAAATGTTTTGTAGTCGGGAAAAAGAGTTGTTGTTTGCCACTCCGTGTTTGTAGTAATTTTTAAGTTTTGGTAGCCACTTCTCTGGGTTATTAGGATAAATGTCTTTTAGCACAGTGTTAATTTCATCACTCAACCTATTGTAATTATTCCTAAAGAAAGAATCAAATTCAACAATTTGGCTAGCTCTTTCCTGCCCGAACCTTTCCACGAGAGTTTCTTTTGTTATTTTCTTTTCACCAAAATCACGAATAGCGTGATCTACTTTCCCTCCTGGTTTAAACTTCATTGTTCCAAACAAGTTTTTCCTTACACTTTCTAACTCCATATTAAAAAAGTCAATCAAATCACCTTTAGACTGATCAAATGGCGCAAGAAATTCTTTATCAATAATAGAAAAATCTTTTCCAAAAACCTGTTCCGAGTTTCTGTAAATATCTCTTGCGTTCTCTTTAATTTTTCCTATGTCTTTATATTTACTTGCTCTTGCATCGATACCAGAACCTCTTATTGTTTCTCGAGCTATCATAACCTGATTAGGAAACTCGGTTGGTTCAGGTAGAATGTTGTTAAAATCATTAGCTTTTTCTACGGCGTCTCTTGCACTTAATATTTGGTCTTGTATACTGTCTGTATATGAAGAACTTTCTTGTGAATTTAATGCTGGGACTTTTGACCCTTCTATATTACCCCTACTTTCTGTCAACGGTACTGGGGACTGTGTTGCTGGTGCGACTGATGTGGTTGATTCAGAAAGAGTTTGGTCTGTACCGAGAGAAGAGCTTCCACTCATGGTTTGACCGTTTTTAGTTTGTATAGTTAGAGTTTCCCCTCCTTGACCAGCTTTAGCTTGTCCTTTTATTGCTTCTCGAACATCCATACCCATACTCTTAAGCTCACTTACTTTTTTATCAGGATAAATATCTTTCAGGAAGTTCAAATAGCCAGCTTCTGCTTTACTAGCTGTTTGTCTTGCTACAATATACAAAGCCTTATCTACGTCGCTTTCAAATTTAAGTGTGTATGACTTGCTCCCGTAATTGTAACGAGGCTTTGCTCCAGAAAGAGACTTAGGTAATCTAGCTGGTGTATTACCTTTCTCAACGATAGCTCTCTCTCTTGCAGTGAGAGCTAGTGGTCGTCCTTCTGCGCTAAACTTAAGATGGCTTTTACCTGTAGGTTTTGGAGCTTGATCAATTAAATCATCTAAGAACTTCATAGTAAAAGGATCGTCAGAAACGTCAATCTCTTTTTTTAGATTACTAATAACCTCCTGTGTTATAACGTGGTCGCTAGATCTGTTTTTAACAAAATCAATCATTGATTGATAGATACGTTTTTGATTTTTTCCAACAGGAACTTTACCTGCTGTTATATCTTCAGCAGCGCGTACATTAGCAGCAGATTTTAAATCATCAGGAAGAAAGTTAGGAAAGACACCTTTGTTTCTAGTTCTTACACCTTCTAGTGTTTCAGAAAGTTGACCACCTTTTACAGCTGTATCTAATTCAGTAAAAATACCAGACACTGAGTCTTGTATAGATTGACTGACTGCTACAGAGTTTGATCCAAAGCCAACAGGCTCAATAGGTCGAACAGATAGTCCAAACGCAGGTCCTTGTCCAGGAACTGGACGGTATCCCGGCAATGCTCCAGCTGAAGCAGGTCGAGTTCCACTGTTAGCTACGCCAGCTAACTTAGCTGCTTCTTTTTCACTTACCCCAAACATCTTTCCTAAGAAACTTGGTTTAGCAGAAACAAGATCGAACCCTTTAAGGAACTCGACCTTTTGTTTTGTGTTCATTGCCCCCATCTTTTCACTAATAATGTTTGTGACTTTTGGTGACAGACCTAATTGTTGTGCTGACTGTCGTCCAGAGAAATAATCAAACAAGGTCTTCCTAGATACGTTCTGGATCTCTCTTTCAACTAAACGTGTTGGTGTAAACTTCCGTAACCCTGCGCCCGTGACTGCCTTAACAGGGCTAGCGATCATAACAGCGTCAAGAATCCCACTTATTAAAGTGCTTGAATAAGCTTTTTTCTCTGAAACTCCAGAGGCCAAAGCGTCGTCGTACATCTCTTGAAAACTACTTGCATTAAGTAAGGAGTCGCCAGTTAAAGGGCCTTTTGTTTTTAGTTTAGGTAACGGTTTTCCACCAGCTAGTTGCTTGCTTGAAGATAAGAAGTTCCACCCAGCGTTTACAACAGGGGCTATGAACTGTGCAGGTAATTCAGCAACGGTTCCAAAAGTTATGTCTTTCATTTGTGAGGCAGGTTTGCTGGTCGGTAACGGGGTTGGTTTAGGTATGCCAAACGATGTAGCTTTTTTAGAAAGATTATCTACTATACCTGGAGATGTTTGAGTGTTTTTATAAAGACTACTAAGGTAATCAGGTGTCTTCATTGGAGTTCTTTTAGGTCCAATAAAAGGAGTTTCCTTAGGTGAAGGAGAAGTAATACTAGATTGCACGGGGCCTATAAAAGGCACCTTGTTTTGGCTGGTTTGATCTAGTCCTGTTATTCGCCTTAAGTCATCTAAGAATTTTACCATGTAGTGTGATTATTAATTAACTAATTCTTCGGCTGCTACTGCTTCTTCTATCTTTTGTAAAAGTAACATCGAAGCGCTAGTTGAAGAGTCTTTGATTCCAGCTTGGTCATAGCTCTGAGGGTTTAAGAACCTTTTAAAGTTAGATATGTAACTGCTGTCTGATCCTCCGTTTGACTGCCAACTGTCTCTTGTCTGCATCCAAACAGCTGGATCAATATAATTATCTTCTCCTTTTATTTCAGTAAAGATTTTAGCCGTCTCAGATACATTTGTTGTTTTGTCGAAGTCTATTTCATTAGCTTTTTCAGAAGCTTTCTGAGCATCTTGAGCAGCTTTAATTCCAAACTGTCGCTTATCTTCTTCAAACTTTCTTTCATCGAAGGCCCTGTCTTGTTCGTCTTGATATGCTTTTTGAGCGCTATCAATGGTGTCTGTAGCTGCGTTGTATTTATTTAAGTTATTTCGTTGTTGATTTTCTATACTTCGGAGTCCAGAGTTTTGAATACTTCCATCATTTCCAAGTAGTGATAGTCGAGCAGCGTTTGAAATATTTGCATTCTCTAGGTCTTGTGAATAAATGTCAGCATTTGTTTGATCAATCTGTTCTCCTCCGGCCCGTAATGCAACATCGTTTCCAATAAACTCATCACTTGCTGATTGTTGTGACCTTTGTAAAATTTGTTTTAAAATTGCAGACATTGATTCTCCACCTCCAGTATTCTCTGGCAAACTTGCAGGTCCTTGAGGTTGATTAGATGACTGTGTTAGTGAGTCATAACTAGGCCCTGAAGGTAACGCCGGCCCTATTGGAGACTTAATAACATCATTAGGTTGTATCAGGTCTGGATTAGACTTGTATCGTGGGTTTGCAACCAAAAGATCAGAAAGACTTCTTCCTGATGACTTGGCGATTCGAGAAAGACTATCTCCTTTCTGTACTATTATATTCCCTGTTTTTTTATCTATTCTTGACATATTATTAATTATATAAATCTGAGTATGAAATTCCTTTAGCTTTACGCTTTGACGCTTCTTGAACGTTTTGGTTTCGCAATGCTAATCCAGCAGCTTCTTGAGCTTGTGGAATACTCCCTAGCTGATAAGTTCCCGGTGTGTAATTTGTATCCGCCTGACCTGACTGTGCAAATCCTCCCTTGCCTGCCAGTGAAGCTGAATAGTTATTTAGAGAAGGTAGATTAAATCCTGCTGCTCCGTCTGTACCTAAGTTCTTTTCAAGGTTGCGAGAATAATCACCAAGACTATTTCCAGCAGCTGAAGACAACGAAGAAAGGTTTCTGTTCTGTTCAGCAAGTGCGTCCTGTTCTTGAGCGCCTCTTACACCGCTGAACGTTGTACCTGATCCTGCGTTTCGTTCTCTAGAGTTTTCTAAGTTACGCCCGAAGCTTGCTTCAGTGCTTGCAATACGTGAGTTATAATCATCGATAGTTAGGTTAGCATTTCTTAAAGTGTCTTCTTTTAATGCATCTATTTGTTGAGCGTACTCAGGAGCAACTGTTTCTTTTGCTTTATCAAGTATTTGAGCAATAACATCAGCTGTAAGATCCATGTCTGGTTTAACAGCTAGGCCCTGATTTTGCAGTTGGTTTAAGTAAGGAACAATAGCATTGTTCATAAAGTTAGCATCCTCTTCATTTTGTGTTTGATAAGACTGACCATTAACAACTACTGTATTTCTACTAGGTTCTGGTGTGCGGTTTCGAGAAGGCTTGCGATCAGAATTAGAACCTCCTGAAAGCTTTCCTCGAGTTATTGGTCCCACAATACCATCAGCCGCAATGTTTTGCCTTGACTGATATGCTCTTACAGCAGCTTGAGTTTTTGGACCGAAGATTCCATCAACTTTTACTCCAATTTTTCTTTGAAGTTCTTCTACTTGTTTTCCTCGAGAGCCTACTTTTAATTGTTGTGTTATCGCCATATTACTTATATTATACCATTATTTACTAATAAACTGAATTGTTCGGCTTGTTCATATTTAAAAACCTTTCGTTCGCCATAAATTCATCTTCTGTCTTATTCTCAAACCTTTTTTCTTCATGCCCTTTTCTTTTCCCCCAGATTTGATATGTACCATCATCACACTGAATGAACTTATACGGGGCAACTGTCACCTGAAGAAATAAAGTATCTACACTGTCTTTATTTTCACAGAAGTCCATAAACCAAACTTCCGGAGATTCTATACAATACAGTGCATTATGTCCCTCAGATGTTGGAACGATTGCTGATTTTATAGCTCCTATTGAAGCATATGTACCAGTTGAATCCTTAAAACTAAGATTGCTACCTGTTGAATATATATATACGTTATTATTCCCTGAATTAAAATAATGATATCCACCAGCTCTTATTGTTCCAGATCCAGCTGAGAGAGTTGAAGCAACTATATCTCCACAGTCAATATCCCTAGACCCGAGATCTAAATGATCATGAACTTCAATAGTTGAACCTGATTCAGCATAGATATCATTTGTCTCAAAATATGTTGTAGCTGTAAGAATATTAAAATCCCCAAAAACAGACTCTACTGTACCAAGCCCTGAGATACTGTAAGAACTGAAAGATTTATTGGTGTCGATAGAGATGTCAGACCAATCTCCTGAAAATTCTTCTGGCCACGATGACTCAACATCACCATTAAGTGATATTGAATTTACATATAGTCTTTCCCACCTGTCGCTATTGGTTCCTAGATCTGGTTCAGAGGAACCGTCTGCATAAAAATAACTTGTATTAAAGTGGTACACCAAAGAAGATGAAGCAACAGTTAACACAACGTCGTTTGTCCCAAAACCGTTTAATGAACCTGACGATGCTCCAGAAACTGTATTGAAAAATATACCAGTATCTGACAAAGCAAGTCTGATGACCCCACTATCGTAAACATAGAGCGCATTTGCTGCTGCGTTTAATTCTACCCGTGTAGAGCTAGAAGATGTTCTAATTGTTCCGTTGATTGTAGCACTTGTTGCAACTAAAGATCCGGTAAGGCTTACACTGAAAGGAGCTGAACCAAACGAAGTTGCACCTAAATGAATCCCTGACGTAGTATCAAGTTGGATTCTTGAAGAACCTGAACCTGCATAAAGCGCGTCAGCCGCAATAGTAAACCCTCCAATGGTTCCAGTTGTGGCACTAATGTTTCCTGAAACAATAAGTTCTGTACCTGTCCAGTTAAGATAATTAGAAGTATCCCCAATATAAAATTTAGGAACACCTTCGTCAACACCAAGTATGTATCCAGAAACACTGTTAGAGAAATCTTGCTTTCCACTGATTAATGCTCCAACGTATTGATTCTTCTGATCAACAGAAGCTCCAGACCCTACGGCGCTTGGAGGAATAGGATTAGACGTACTGTAAGCCTCTTCAGGACTTATCTTGTACAGGTCTCTATTTAATACGTTGAATATGTTATCCATTATTTCTTAAAGTTTAATAGCTGTGTTGTAGCTTTCATTATGTCATAACCTTCGTACGAGATTATCTGCCCTTCAGATGTTCCAGATAGCTTAAACTGGATTCGACGACCCGAGATATTCACATTATCAAAAGCTTTTTCTGTACTGGTTATTTCTCCTACTGGTTTTGTAAAGTCGTTAGCAATGTCATCTGAGGTTCTGTATGTTACAGAAGTTCCAGCCATTCCTTCTTGCATAAACATGATGTAGTTAATAATCTTTTTAGTTGAATCATAACCATCAATATTGTATAGCTGATGCGTCACTGAGTAAAAAATTGGAGAGCCTTTATCTGTAACTCCACTTTTAGTTATTAACACATTTCCATCATCATCCCCAGCAATAGAGCTGATAGTTGAACCATCATTATATTGAGTTCCTATAAGGTGTTGAGTGGGGTACGAATAGTGCGTCCACACTTGTGTTGATATTGTATATCGAACTACAAGGTTTGTATAATCTACACCGCCATAAGAAACATCTCCTACTGACCAGCAGATATGATCTCCGTCAGTCTCCAAGTAACCAGAGACTTTTGAAAAGTTTGCAAGCGTGATGTTATTTACAATATCAATAACAGGTCGAGATATTTCACTTACTCCACCATCGTATCGATAAAACCCTGTGGAGTGATGAAAGTAAACTCCGTTTTTAGTTTCGACAATACTATCTTTTGAATAAGTTCCAACGTTAAATTGTGGGTCCGGATCAGTCTGAAGTTTAGAATACACACGATAAATATGGTTTTCTTTAAAGACAAGTAAGGCGTCTCGAGTCCTATGTAGAGCTGTCATATTCTCTCCATCACTAGGAGAGATGTCAATCCAGTCACCAGTAGCAACACTTGTGTCCCATGTAATAACAGGGGTTGTAACAGAGCTTGGTAAAGATGAAAAATAAAGTCGATCAGGGTAGGTATCATTTCCACCTATCCACATTCTTGACCTAAAGTTTTCTACAAATTTTCCTGATGGCGCAGAGTCTGCGTTACCTGTAGTAATAAAAGAGTTGCCTGTTTCTCCGTCCCATACAGCCGTTGCTTCCGTACCGTTAACCATGAATACAAAGTTAAGGTATGTTGAAAAGTCCGCCTTACTTGCAGCCGTTAGTCCTGTACGTTTAGATGTCCACGTTGCACCTGCTAGATAATAAACAACTGTTCCGTTAACCATAATCAAGCGAGAGTTAGTTCCACCTGAGTCTACAAATTGATATAACCCTAGTATGTCACCTGTCAAACTATTCCCGAGCGCGGTAGAACCTTTTCTTAAAGAAACTTTTCCGATAACGTCATAGTTAAAATTCAATGACTCAACAAGAGCATCTTTAGGGTAGTCACTTTCAGCTACGGCACTTTTAGTAATAAGTCCGCTTTTGATAGACCCGTTTCTAATTGGTGATAATTCTTTTATAAGATCAGCCATATTATTAATCCATTGGACCGTTAAATCCTCCACCCCATGTAGGGACAAAGCTAATGTTCTGACCCAAGACTTCTTGCCCTACTAATTGAGATAGTCCTTGTTGGAAAAGTAGGTAGTCTCCGTCTTTCATAGGGTTAAGATCTCCGTTTGATTTTAGTGATTTGATTTTAAACTTAAGATAAGCAACGTATAAATCGTACACTGGTTCGTCCACTACTTCAGAATCTGAAGTTACAGGAGTAAGGTCTTGGTAGTAATCTAGGTAAATATTTTCACCTGCATATTCGTTACCAAAAGGTATGTCGAAATAAATCATTCCCTTATCAATAGTAAAGGCAGTAGGTATTCCAAATGTTGCTTCTTGCCAAACATCAGTCCCCACAGCGTGATCCAAAGCTCCAGTTACACCAGAAAGTGTTTCTGCGGAAAGGTCGTTAGCTGTGTAGGCCACCTCGTCTTTGTCTGTCGATACGTTAGGTGAAGCAATAATAATGTTTCCTGAGTCGTTAAAGTCTCCAGAAGATTCAAGTACAAGAGAAGTGTCTCCACTTGACACAGCAGTCGCTATTGTTGTATGTCCAACGTTTAAGTAGTTTTGTCTAAACCTTCGATTGTCTTGATAAACAAGAGGAAAGTTTTGTCGTCCAATACGTAAACTTAAAATGTTCTTATAAGTATTTCTGTCACGTAAATCAGTCGGAGCTGCAATGCTCCATTGTCCTGGAATAATGCTTCCGATATCTGTATTAAATTTAGTACGGAACGACCATCTAAATACTCTTTGAGATATCCCATCAACGACAGCTGACCCTGTATCTACGATTCTTCGTCCCTCGTTAAGAGAAGAGTTTAAGAAATCGTTTGTAATTAATTCGTTTGTTTCTTCGCCTAATTGACTCAAAGCGCGCTCTTTTATAGCATATACGCTATTATCTGCGTATCCTGTGGCCGTTACGTTGTCAGAATAACCAGAGTACAACGTAGATTCACTATTGTAAAATCGATATCGATACACATCTGTAGTGTTATCTCCAGACCTTTGTAGATATGTTTCAGGAACTTGAGGGTTAATATCTACTGCTGAAAGAGCTGAAAAATTTACTCCTGCATTTGTTGATCTTTCCGGAGTTAGCTGATCGTATTCAATAAGAGTAATTACATCACCTCGATTGTGTGAGAAAACTAAGTTTGTATCTAAAGTTATTGAGGTTGAATCTACTGCTGATATTTTAACAATCTCACTTTTTCCTTGTAAAAGTTGTCCAACAATAACAAACTGATCAACCTCAAAGAACGTACCGTTTGCAGATAGTGATCCACCGCCAGCAGCAACATCCGTTTCGATAAACGACCTTGTGTTACCTGATAGATTTGGTAGTGCAAAGAACAAATCGTTTCCGATTGGACTATTTAACTTTATTCTTATTTGTGGTTTTTGATTACTCATGTTGTTTATTGGTTAAAAGATTGAAATAAAGTTCCCGGATGACGGAGTAACCCCCATATCTACTGTCACTGTTTTTGCATACAGATGATAAGGTTGTCCGCCTTCCTGGTATGTTATTGCTAAAGTACTACCGCTCAGCATGACCATACTATTAAGTAATCCAATATTTAACGTCCCTGTGACAAGTATTGTTTCTGACTCTACTGTTATGTCGTAAGAACCATCGACGGTTACTACGTCTATATCTAAATCAGAGTTCTCGTCCCTGCGTACAATAGCGACAGTACTACTGTCTAACAAAACCATAGAATTATCAGAAGCTTGTGCTGTTGCGTCATTGTACGTATCCACTAATGTTATATTGTCGTTACCTGAGTCAACAGAATATGTTTTTATTGTATAGTTAACATTATTAATAGCATAAATTACCATAAAATGTGTCTCATCTATCGAGATAACATTAACGTCTATACCTATTCCTGTGATAGCTATCTCTAGTGTGTCTACGTTAGTAATATTGTAACTACCGTCAAGAGTGTAGGTTGTCAGCAGTACATCACTATCGTTTTGCACGAAGGCCCCTACAAACTTTGTAGCAGAAGCTTTGACAATAATATTTTTATTAGCTGTACCAGCACCTGCTATTGTATGGCTATCTATCTGAGCTGTTACATAAGCACCACTTATCGAAAATGTCCTAACATCGTACTCACTTGATCCGTTGTACCCTGCAACAATAAGGTGGTCACTATCAATTTCTGCGTATCCAGGATAAAAGAAAAGCGTTGTGTCAAACTCATTGGTATTCACTAGCGTTATAGAAGTTCCACTTGAGTGCGAAAATGTTTTAATAAACCCGTCATTACCTGGACCAGTATAGACAATCCCGAAATGAGTACTGTCTATTGAAAAAATTTGAGGGTACCTAGCTTGTGTACCGTCAAACTCTAAGGTATCTATAACTGAATCTGTTGCTATATTATAAGTCTTAACTTCACCTGGGCCCGCTGCACCAGTCCCCGTCATGTAGGCTACAGCAATTATGTTGTCAGTGATCTTTATAAGTGTCCCATAAGCCCCATCAGTATCCACTGTTCCAGTACTGTCTGTTGTTACATCATATAGTGCCATATTATGCTTCCTGTGAAATAGCTATTAAGTCCCATTTAGTATCTGCAACGTTGTATTTGAATCCAACATATAATGTTTTACTGATAACAGTTGTAGTAGGAAGAACTTGACCTACAGCTCGGAAGATTGCGTTCCACGCTAACACTCTAGCTGTTCCATTGTCTTTAATTCTTATAATTAGTGTGTTTTTATCTGTCAGTGATATTACTGAGGTTGGTACTCCAATCGTATCTGCTACTGCAAGCGCTGTAACCGTGTGAGTATGTCTTGTTCCCGCAATAGCGACTACTGTTGCGGCGCTTGAAGCTTCTGTAGTTGATCCGTCCGTCGTTACGGTAATTCCTTCGATTGCAACCACTCCTGCAGCTGTACGTGAAAGCGTTGTATCTGTAGCCGCTCCAAGTTCGATAGTTGTAAATTGAGGTGCTGTAAGAGAAGAAAGGATAACAGTCCCTCCTACTGTCGGCATGTTTGTTGATTCAATGTCTGTAGCCCATAGCTTTGTTACACGTGTACCAGTTACCCCAATAGAACCTGACATTGTAATATCATTAGTTCCAAGAGCTAAGTTTCCACCTGAGACTGTAAATCCTCCTGTTGCAGTTTCTACTGTTATATTACCTGTACCATCAAATGATACACCTCCGATTGTTCTAGCATCTTCAAGTGCTGTAGCTGTAGCTGCGTTACCTGTAACAGAACCAGCTATTGCATTAGTTACCTGTAAATCTGTAAACCAACCTTTAGTTATTCGAGTTCCTGTTGAACCAATATCTCCAATTAATTGTAAATTAGAACCATCATAAGTAAGTCCTGAAGTTCCTTCAATTGTTCCGTCTCCTGTCCACACACCTACTTGGTTGTCTACTGGTGTACCTACTTTAGAAACATCTCCAGATCCTGATGGAGTTGCAAAACTTGGAGCTGAAGATGCTCCGTTTGATTTTAAGAAAGTTCCATCTGAACCTAGAGCAAGTTCGGTAACATCCCCGTCTGTATTTGAATAAAAGACTCTCCATGCTGTTTGATCAACAAAGTCTGTAAGGTCTGAGTAATTCTTTAAAGCGGTACCATTTACTGTTGGCATGTTTGTAACTTCCAAGTTTGTAAACCAACCTTTAGTTATCCGAGTTCCTGTTGAACCAATATCTCCAGTAAGTTGAAAATTAGAACCATCGTAAGTAAGGCCTATAGTTCCCTCAATCGTTCCATCACCAGTCCAGACTCCTATTTGGTCGTTTGCTGGAGTTCCAACTTTAGAAACGTCACCAGATCCTGATGGAGTTGCAAAACTTGGAGCTGAAGATGCTCCGTTTGATTTTAAGAAAGTTCCATCTGAACCTAGAGCAAGTTCGGTAACATCCCCGTCTGTATTTGAATAAAAGACTCTCCATGCTGTTTGATCAACAAAGTCTGTAAGGTCTGAGTAATTCTTTAAAGCAGTACCACCTACTGTTGGCATATTTGTAATTTCCAAGTCTGTAAACCAACCTTTTGTTACTTTACTTAAAGCGCTTCCAAGATCACCTGAAATTACCAAATTGTTTCCATCGTAAGTAAGTCCTGAAGTTCCTTCAAGTGTTCCATCTCCAGTCCAGACTCCTACTTGATTATCTACTGGCGTTCCGACTTTAGAAACGTCACCTGAACCAGCAGGTACAGCAAAGCTTGGAGCTGCAGAGGCTCCGTTTGATTTTAGGAAGGTTCCATCTGAACCTAGAGCAAGTTCGGTAACATCCCCGTCTGTATTAGAGTAAAAGACTCTCCATGCTGTTTGATCAACAAAGTCTGTAAGGTCTGAGTAATTCTTTAAAGCAGTACCACCTACTGTTGGCATGTTAGTAATCTCTAAGTTAGTGAACCAACCTTTAGTTACTCTGTCTCCAGTAGTAGCAAGTGAGCCAGTCATAGTTACATCGTTTGATCCCACGTCAAGGTCTACACCTGTTAGAGTTACTGATGAATCGTCTATATTGAATATAGTTCCACTAGCTGACTCAACAGAGAGTCCTGCGGTTGACTCTATTTTTACTTTATAAGATGAACTATCTGCTTTGTTTCTAGTTGACAGTTCAATAAGTTGGTCGTCATCAGTAAATGAATTTTGGATAGCAATACCTGCTTGACCTTGGTCTTGATTGTCTGAAAAGTCCTGAGAACCAATTATCATAGCATCACCAGAAAAACCAATAGGTGATAGGTCTCCAAATAGAAATCCAGTTTGTATATCTGTGGTTGCTGTGTTTATGTAGAGTGTTGCATGTCCCTTAAGAGGAAAACCTAAACCTAAAAGGTCTGCACTTGTGTCTTCTAACACTACCCCACCTGTAAAGTTGGTTGAAATCTTAAGTTTAGAAGAACTCCTCACAAAGTCTGTACTCCCCGCAAGAGTCCCGTCTCCTGTCCAAACTGCGACCTGCTCGTTTACTGGAGTACCAACTTTAACAACATCACCAGTACCTGCTGCTGGTGTTGAGTTTTCAAATGTAGTAGGTCCTGTTTTGCGAATATACTCACCTGCAGGTGAAGTATTCAACGCAGTTAAGTTAGCTAACGCAGTTGCTTCTGAAGTTGTGTTTTGTTCTCCACGGACGGATAAATTACTCATAGAAGTTTAATTTTTAAATTGTTGGTACTAATAATTTTTGCAAGTCTTGATTTGTAAATGTCTAGATCTTTCTTATAAAAATCTAAAGTTTCTTTTTCTTTTACAATAAACAGGTGTGCTTCTTCTTTTTGTTTTAAAATGCTGTCCAGCTCTATTGTTTCTCTTTCAATTTTTTTACTTATGTTTTCAAGGGTTGAAAGATATTCCCTCATAACATTTCCTCCTTCGTTTATCGCACCTCGGATACTTACTACAACACCGTCTGACTCTTTTATGGCCTCTGTATAAACATCTGAAAGTACGTTTACTTTTTTAACAAGAATGTCTTTTTGTTCTGAAATGTCTTTTACTCTGTTACTTAAGTTTTCAGCATGATGCATAGACAGTTCCTTCTCACTTTTTAGGCTAGATATCTCCTCTCTAAGACTTTTAATCTTAGCGTGAGTGTCAGCATATGTTTGTGTTGATGGAACTTGAGTCATACTAATCTTTAAGGTTATTTTCTTGCAAAGCAATGCTTATTTTCTTTTCTCTTAGTCGGCACTCAGATTCTCTTAACATAACTGTCTGCTCTCTTTTTATTGAGTTTTCATTTAAGTTTTCAATTCTAACTTCTTTTCTTTGAAGAGCTAATTTACTTTCAACACATTTCTTTTCAATCGTTTTAATAAATTCTTCTACGTTGTTAAGTCTTAATTCTTCCGACTTTATAAATCTCTGAGTATGAAGCACTTGGTCTTCTCGATGTTCTAAAGATTTTATTTTACTGTCGTATGTTCGGATAGTATCGTTTGCTTTATCTATTTTTTGAACAAAAGAATCTTTCATGTTTTTTACTTCTTCTGACTCTTCTTCAAGAGTTTTCATTGTATTAACTATATAATCTTCTTTTGTTTTTAAGCCTAGACTAATATCCTTACTCAATCGCTCCTTTTCAATGATTTCTTTTTCTCGCTTTCTAAGATTTACACTGAGGAACGTCAATGAAGACCGTTTGTCATCCATGCCTTGATCCTCTTTTTTATATTTTTCCTCTAAGTTTGCAAGATTGTCTGATGCAATTTTTTCTTCTTTAAACCTTTCAATTAAAGTTGCATTGCTTGATTCAATTTTTTGAATCAGACTACTTAAAAATAATTCTTTTTTTTCTATCTGCTCATTAAGTTGATCAATCTTTAGGTTGTCCTGAAAGACCATCCCTTTAAGTTGTTTCTCTGCACTGGTTTTTGCAACCTCTAAGTCACTTACCTCTTTAGAGATAGCGTCTAGTTTTTCTTTTGTACGAGTCACTTCACGATTGAGAAAAGTCAATTCATACACTATTTCTTTTTCTATATCAACTTTTTTTTGCATGATATTAATTTCCTATTTCACGGTATCTAATAAGGCCTCCGACTTGAACAGCTCCACCTAGATTTATTACAAACGCTGTGTTAGGGCTAAGAGTTATAACACCGTTTACGTCCTGACTAGCGTTTTCCCACGTTAGTGGTTGCTTTGCATCTAAGGGAAGAGGTCCACCATAGGCAGTCATTGCCCCGTCTTTTAATTGTACTTCGACAGCCGTTGTTGGCATAAAAGAGATAAAGTCTATTGCTAGAAAGTTCCCTGGAGTAGTTGGCGCTGCAATAATAGCGTTGTCACCACTTGAAGAAATATCTATATCTGCTTTTCTTGAATTTTCTGCGTATGACATATGTTTTTTATATTACCAACCTGATCGTTACCCCTGAGACATTCTCAGGAGTAAAGTCAGGATAGTATTAACTAGTAATAACTATGAAGACGTTGAGTTACTAAATACCCACATTCGAGCAAGGTCGTTGAATCCTAGATCAAACAAAGTTGTTGCTGATGTTTGGATTTCTTTTGTCTTGTAAACAACGTTTACAGGATCTACCATTGCTGCTTGTGATTCAATAAATTGGAATCCGAATTCATCGGCCATTAATGAACTGTCAAACATAGCCCAGTAATTTGCGTTTGCAATAAATGGAAGTGCTACGATCTTGAAAGCATTTACAGCTGATCCATCGTATGTGTTAGATCCAGGTAGATTGTTTCCAGTAATAGCTTTAAGAATTTCCTTAGCTTTGAAGTGGTTAGCTGAGTTCTTCTTAACTACAAGCACATCCAAGTCTGGAATCATTGGGTTTCCTCGAGGGTCTACCATAAGTCCAGCTGTTCGGTATGCTGCTTTAACTCCAGCGTAATCAAATGGAAGGTTGTAGTCAGATCCATCGTAAACAATGTTGTTCATATCTGGCCCTCCGTCTTCACGTGTATGAGCGTTAGACGCTGCTGCAAGACCATCACCTCCGGCAATGTTCATTACCTTGTTACCTGATGCACCGTAAGCGGTGTATGAAGTAGCATAAGCATTGTCGATTCGCTCTGCACATAGCTTTTCTTTTCGTTGTGCGATTGAATTCTTAAGTTGTCGAGCCGTATTTTCTAGGTCTCGCTTTCTAATACCGAATTTCCACATTTGAAATGTAAAAGGAACGATAATTCCTACCATGTTTTGTGTATAAGTTTTCTTATACCCTTGCACTGGTGTATCTGCAAAGATAATTCCGTTTTCGTCAACGAAATCAGCTTGAGTTAGACCTGATAGAGATGAATCTTTCTCGTAATAATCTTCAGTTGTTCGTACATTAAAGTACTGAGGGTATAGCTTTTCTGGTTCTGCTTCTTTTGAGAAAACTTTTTGGATCGAAAGATCTACTAAGTCTGCTGCTTGGTTGATTGAAAGTGGTGCTGACATAATATTATGCGGTTACTGTTGCTACTCGAAGAATGTTTCCAACAATAACTTTGTCGGCAACAGCTCCAATAACACCTGTTTGTAAGAACACAGCTTCGTCAGTCGTGTTGTTAGAGTGAGTGTTATTTACTTCAGATTTGTTTGCAAGTAGCATTTTCTGATAATTATCTGCAAGTGTAGGTGTGTTAGAAGCTCCAACTGTCCATTCTTGAGATGCGTCTACGATACATACCAATATTTCAGTTGCGTTTGAGGCTACTGTTTCCATTGCTACGGCGAAAACGTTTGTTGATGTTGTTGCAGCGGTAGCTGGCACTACGTCAATAGCGTCTGCTGTTCGGTCTAACATCACAAGGTCTCCAAGTGTGTACGCTTGAGAATCTATACGTACTTTTTTGTATACAGTCTCATTTGACTCTTTAATAAGTTTAAACATATTTATTGTTAAGTTATCAGCTAAATAATTCCTCTTTCTCTTCATCTGTAAACCCTTTCATCGCATCTATGCGTAGATCATGATTTACTGATTTTTTTACTTTAGGAGTTTTTTCAGCTGATGCTCCGGTGTGAGAAGCGACTTTTATCTTTTCACGTGAAGCATTAATTTTATTAAGGTTTTTTTGTGGTTGAGTTCCAAAAATTTCTTTATGAACCTTGTTAAGTACTTTTTTCAAAGACTTGGGATCTGAAGGTGCAACATAGAGGTTAAACTCTGATTTAAACTGGTCCCATAGAACACCGTCTGAATCGTTTTCTGGAAGATACTCTGGATGTGCTTCAAGGAAAGAATCGAATTCGCTATTGTTTTTATCCGATGCAATTTCGTCTTTCTTTGCAAACCCCATCTTTGTAGCTATTTGCTCAAAACGCTTTAACTCATCTGGATCATATCCTGACAGCTCGTCGTCTGAATCATCTTTCTTTGATTTCTTACTTACAAACAATTCGTCTTGTCGTTCTTTTCGTAAGAGAGCTTTTAGCCTCGTAGTCTCTAGACGCAATGCGCGTTCTCTTGGTGTCTCACCTTCAACTGGTTTTGGTTCATCTTTTTTTGTCTCTTCTTCCTGATGATCTTCATCCTCTTCTGTAGAATCTTCGTCTTCATCTTCGGTGTCTTCTTCAGACTCCTCTGATTCGTCTTCATCTTCTTCATCTGGATTATCATCAGTATCGTTTTCTTGAGTAGAAGAATCCTCGTGAGTTTCGCTCTCATCTTCATCGACTAGCTCATCGTCCTTTGAAGGATCAATTTTTACTGTATCAACAAAGTCTTTTACTTCCTCGTTATTATTTTCTGTTTCCATAATTTTTTTACTCCCTTTTGTTACCCGCTGGAGAGAGCGGGAATTAAAAACAGCCCTTTACTGGGAAGGGCTGTGTAACTCTCACTATAGAGGTAAAACTGCGACGTAAAACCTTTCAAGCAAGAGCTATACAGCTCTCCCCAGTAATCGCAGTTTAACTAATAAATTGACAAACTTTCTATTCTTTATCGTCTTCTATTTCTGACTGAACATCTGCACTTTCGTCGTCCTCTCTTTCAGTGTCAACGTCAGCGTCAGATTTTTCAGGCACTTCTACTGTATCGTCTACAATATTAAGTGGTTCTTCTGTAGGTTCCGCAGGAATTACTTTTCCTGTTCCCTCGCAGTTGTTACAAGTTGTAACTGACCCTTGTCGTAAGATTGGAAAAGCTCCTGATCCTACAAGGCCTTCACCTGCGCATGTTTCGCAATTATTCATTGTTTATTTTTTTATTAATTTCCATTAATGGCGCATCAGCAAGTGACAACTGTTGAGCTTTATTTTTTTCTTTAAAATGCTTTGTAAAGAACGCAACTGATTTGTCTGAAAGTTCGATGTCTGTTTCAAATGGTGTGTCCCATTTGTATGAAGTAAGATTTCCGTCTTTATCTAAAACTTCAGCAAACTTACATTTCTTTTTATCTTCTTCACTAAGTGAAACCTGAGGAATATCCTTTAGTACTGCCTCCAGTGTTTCAACATCTCCTTTCACTTGATTGAAAACTCCTATCAGTTGGACTCGTTCTGCTATTCCTATTTTTATTGTTTTTGACATAATTTAAATTGATTAATTTGTTAAAGGTTTATCGAACTGGTCGATTAAGATTTTGTAAAACTAACTTAGCCCATTTTTCCACACCGTCTTCTCCTCTGAATTCTTCTCGCTCTAAGTTTACTGTTCGCCTATCTTCTTTCATTTCAGCTAAGTATTCTTTTGGAGCGTTAGAGAATTTTTCTGCTACAACTATTGTAAACAATAGTCCTCCTTCTTTTGGATACACTGTGTATGTTCGTGCTAGTCGCTCACCTAATACTTCTTTAGCTTTTGCGTTATATCGAGGATTAATTTCTGACATATCACTTGAAGCTTCGTCGATCTTTTTATCTTCCTTAGCTGATGATACTGCATCTACCTCTGCGCTTTTAGGCTTATCTTTTATTAGGTCTACAATCTGTGCAAATGACTTATTCATTTCACCTTTCAAACTATCAAATTCTTCACGTGAAACAGATGGTACTTCAGATGGTTCATTTTCTTCAAATCCATCGTCTAAATCCATTGCTTCACTTACTACTGAATCTTCAATCTTTTCGTCTACTACCTTATCGTCTTTTTTCTTATTTGCCATAATATTTTTTACTTCTTTATTTTACTTCCTGAAGAGGGGAAGATTATTAACGACTACTAATTAATTTACCATTCCACCGTCAGACGTACCTCTTCGACCTCGTCTTTTTTCTTGTCGGTAGTTTTTTGAGGCTCCTCGAGCTGCTTTATTTGAAATTCGGTTAGCCTTTCTTACTGTCTTGCGAGTTAGTGGTTCTTGCCCTCTTGGAGTTACGTACTGTACTGGATTTCTTCCTGTCTTAGCTTTGTATGCTGCTTCTCTTGCTATAGAAACCGATACCCTTCTTGTCGCTACCTGTCCTTTTGTTGACTTCCGAGCTTCGTTGTAAGCTTTATTTGCAGCTTCTTGAACTTTTTTAGAAGGCTTTTTTGCTTTTTTCTTTGCATCTTTTTTGTTTTTTTCTTCTCGGTCTATCTTTGCATTAATTACATTAGCTCTTACTCTAAACAAAGGATCAGTATGATCATTCTTCACTGGTTCAGATCCTTTTGCTCCTCGGACCATCTTCATGTCTTCAACAAGCTTGCTATCACGTCTAATCATGTTCCGAGCTTTCCTACGAGCAGGGAATGACAACACGTCAGAAGTTTTATCAATTATTTTTTTTATTGCCTTCATACTAGTATTATATCATTTTTAATTATTCTGGTAAAGAAAGTTCCTTTTCCTTAATTTCCTGTGCAACAATGTTCGGAACATTAATTGGAACTTGAACAACCATAAACTCTCCTTTCTTTAAATCTTTTGTTAACTTAACCTGTATCTCTTTCATATACTGGTGTCCAAGCTCTTGTTTTACTGGCATCATTAGTGATTGCTGTTCCTTTGTTGCAAGTACAAACATAAATGAAAACAAGTCTGAATATTTTACGATTGATACGTTATCCCCAATAGCGATACGTACAGATTCTGGATATTTTTCGTCAAAATTAATATCAAGACCTACATCATTGATTTCGTTCTGATCTTTTATTTCTGCTGAAGCTGGTTTATTAATCATTTTTATCGAGAGCTACTCGCTCCATTGTATTTATAAATTCTTTCAATGCTGATATTTTCGACTCTCTTTCAATAGCATTTTTTACTGTTTGAAATTCTGTATCCCCGACAAGGGTTCCCTTATTCCATAGTTCCACCATCGTTGCTTGCATTCGGTAGATGATTTCAAAATCACTGTTTCTAACTAATCTTTCTAATTGCTTTCTATCTATCTCAGTCATAATAATTATTTCTTATCAACGAATAATCCTCCTAATAGATTTTTCCCAGTTGGTGCGCTAATTTGTTCACGTGGAACCACTGTAGGTGACAACTGTTTTGTGTTTCCAGTATTACCTTGCATTGTGTGGCCTTCTTTTGCTCCTGTTTGGTTAGTCGTGTCTTGAATTTCTGGTGCTGGTGTTTCTTGTTCCTGGTCAATAACTCTTGTGTCTTTCAAGAGAGCTTGTCCAACATCTGTATTAGCATCTGCTTTAACACTTACACTTATTTTTGGTTGCTCAGGTGCTGGAGGTGCTGGAGGTGCGGGAGGTTGGAACCATGCGTCAGGTAGCCAATCTTTTGGATCCTCTTCATTTACTTTACATAATTGAATTGCTGACTTCATTACAAGTTCAGGTGGTTGCTGTAATAGTGGAATAAGCATGTTTGCCATTTCCGTCTTCATTTGCTTCATAATAGTTTCAGACTTATCAAGGATTGATCGAGGGATAACTTTAAAGATTCCCTTCCAGTTAAGTTGATCAATAGAGATTCCTGATCCTATTTGGAAATATTTATTCTTATCAGACTCAAATAGTTTACCGTCTTCTTCGTCTAGCTTAAGTGAAAGCTCGGGTAGATACGTTGCTGTTACACCTTCTTGCTCTCCTGTCTCTTCGTTGTTTTTAGAAAATAATTCATTACGTTCGATTTGATTTTCTTTTTCAAAAGCAATCATTTCAGATTCGTTACCGAACTCTTTTACTTCTGGAGTTGAGTAGATTTGTTTCATCCACGATAGTGTAACGTATGCGTCTTGTTCGATAGCCCATGCGATGTTATCTAATGGAACCTTTAGTCGTTTTAGTGAAGCCTCTCTAGCAAGCTGCACTTCACCAAGAGTCTTTCCTGTAATTTCACCTTCTAGTGTTGGTGAAATACCAGAGCTTCCGTCAATACGGCTCTGTCTATAATCTAATCCTTTCCAAGCTTCAGCTCCGGGACCAGGAATTTCCATCCAATCAAACTTACCATTTGTAATTTGTTGTGACTGCCCTGGAACGATTTTAATAACTCCATCTCCAAGTACTCCTGATGTACCTGTATGAAATCCGAACTTCATAATAGAAAGTACCAACTGGTCAGACGTCATATTGTCCATTTTGTCGTACAATGCTTTATCTTGTTTAATGATCTTCCAGATTGAGATACCGTAAGGGCTATCTGAACTACGAAGAATCCATGGTGTGTGCCATAGAGAAAGATATCCATCATCATTAGGAAGTGGGCATTTGTGTAGAACTATATCTCCTATAGGAACTACAATAACGTAAGTATCTTTAAGTCTATTTTCGTAGAATCCAATAGTTACAATGTCCGAACGTTCAGCTGAAACATCCCCGTCTTCTTTTTGCCCATTCTTTTCAAAGTCGTATGAGACCTTAGAGTTTCTTTTAATGTATTTAAAATTTTCGTATTGTCCAAACTCTACTTCAGCTTCGTCGTAAGAATAGTCCATCTCGTAGTAACAATCATTTGTTGAGTACGTGTTGTAAGGTTTTGTTTGTTCGTCTATCCATGTTTTGTATGGAGACATTCTTTCTTTAGCAACGTCGTTAAACCAAACAAGCTCCTTGGTTTCATAAACATTATTTTTTGGATCTGCAGAATCGTACTCAGTAAGTATGTCTTTTTTGTAAGCAATCTTCTTAGGAAACGATCTTCCAACTGCCCATCCGTATTTTAGTAGGTCAAAAATGAAAAGGCGTAGCACTTGCTTCGAGTCGGTAACAGCCCAGTTTCTTTTCCACAGTGCATAAGCAATTTGAGTATTAGCTTCATACTTTTTAGAAAGCTCAGTAAGCATTCCTTCTGGATCATTTTCAATCAATACAGAAAAAGCTGTTTGGATTTTAACCAACAGAGAAGGTGAAGAGTTATTACTCCTCCAGTTTTGTGTTTGATCTCCAATAGGAACCATTCGAGAACGTAGTCCTGTATCTTGGTCTTGTTCAAATCTTTTTTTAGTTGTACCTAGTTCTAATTCGTGAGGTATGTATTCAGAATCAGCTTCTTTCCAGTCTTTTTCAACACCTAAGCTAGCACGATAAGCTTGCATAGCATCCTTTCGTTTTTTAACAAAGGACTGCAGCTTTTTCTCATCCTTATCAGGATTATATATTTTAACTTTTTCTTCTGGTTCTAGATCTTTTGTTTTTTTCATATATGATTAATATTATACCACATTATTATACCGATAACTATTTGATCCACCTCCTTCTCTTGTTTTCAATTCCTTAATTCTTTTTTCCGCCGCAGTTAAAGTTTTTGGTGACGACTGTTCTCTTAGTGTTTGGAGTAAATATCGCAGATCATCTAGCGCATCTTGGTGTTCAGCTCCACTATAAACACTTTGCACATCTTCTGGCTTGTTCTTATCATGAATCGCAAGTGGAATAGTACGAATCATGTCAGGACAAACATCAAATACCTTTAGTTTTGGTTCTGTATTCTTGTCCCAACGTAAATATTGGTGAACCATGTCCCATCCCATGATACGATTCTTCATACTTGGTATCAATCCTTCGACTCCGTACCTCTGGAATACCTCTGCAGTTGTTTCTGGCATACCTAATTGAGAAAAAGCAGACGTATCGATACAAGTGTACGGGTAATATTCACCTTCGGAGAGCATGGCGATAGCTCTTGCGTGTTCATCGACGTCTTTTCCTGTTTCAAAGTACTCTCGATATACATAAACTTCTCCATTTGTAGATAATGCGTACCAGTGACAACTCGTAACACCGCTACGTCCACTTGGATCAATAGACCTTAATCGAATCCAATGCTCTGGAATCTCAAATGACTTAATAACATGCACATCTTGGTTCCATTCTGAGAAATATTGCCCCTCGAACACATCCCAACTCCCTTCCATGTATGCTTTACGTAACTTTTCAGGTAATCGCTTCAATTCCTCGATATAACTCATGGCATTGTGCGGATTATCCGTCGGTAATGACTTAACAAACGCTACTTGTTCAGGTAAAGGGTCTTCTTCAGTGAATTGTCTGTCCACAAATAGCTTTTTTACCCAATCATGCCCTATTTCACCAGGGTTAGTCCCTGCAATAAACTTTGTATTTTCAATCCCCGGCCATCGCATAATAGATCGTATCTGATCAAACACTGGTCGCCTATTCTTAGTAAGCTCATCGATAGCAATCGCAGCAAATTCCGAAGACGCATACTTAGATGGATCATCTAGATTACGCAGCGCGATAATTCCGCCCCCAAATTCAGGTTTTAACACGAAAGACATACCTTCGATGTTAGAATCCGATAATTTTCCTAGCCATTCCGGGAACTCTTGCTTGATTTTAGTGATTTGCCTATCTTTCAGCGCTGGGTAGTTCTCACAAAAAAGACCGACACGAACTTTGTGATGGCCTTCCATTGCCCACTTAACAAGCATTCGTACTAATGCCCATCGAATAATATAGCTTTTACCTCCTCCTTTCGCTCCACCATACATAACGAATTTAACTCTATCAGATTCATTGATAAATTCTATTTGCTTTGGAGAAGGATTAACAACTTCGCTTAGTTTAATCTTACTATCTTTTTTCGCTTTGTTTATGTCATCTATTTTTGCCATATATATATGTTAGAGCTGCGTCTTAGGTTAGTTATTACTTTATTATGTAGAGTAGGTATTACTTCTATAATTCTATAAGGGGTTTGAAATTTGAGGTTCATATATTTGATGGGGGCTAATAACATGGATCGTGGTAAAAATGTCAAAGTCCCTCAAGTAATTCCGTTGTGTTCACAGTATCAACCAATCTAAGGAGCTACGCTCTTAATCTAACAGTTAATCAAAGATTAACTTAAAAAGATTAAAAAATAATACCATTGATTGACTAAAAGTCAATAGATAATTTTTTAACCTGTGCGATTTCAACATTTTCTTTTGCTTTACCTATTCCTTGATTAAGAAGATACTCACCCGCTTTCAAGTCGGGCTTCTCTCTGTATACTCTGATCACTTCGCCTGTCTTTTTATCTAGTTGTTCTACATATAGCCCCTTGCTTGCTTCAATTTGTGCCGTGGTGATATCCTCAAGCTCGGTAACAACGCGGTCGATTACGTATCGCCGTGCTTCCTCCGCCTTGATCGTATGCTTTGCTTTGCTACCCTTTGGACGTCCACGTCCCTTTTTCTTTGTTGTTTCCATAATGTAAATGATTAAAAAATAATACCTTTATATAACGTATAACGTTTATATAAATATAATACCATAAAATGCCACAAATTACCATAAAAGCAAGCTAAAACTCTTGACAACCCCCAAAGTGGCGTGGTGGCTTTACAAAATCTTATGCCACCACTTACGCCACCAGCTGAAAAGCCTTGCTGTGTAACGTATTAGCCCAAATGGTGGCACAAGTGGCGTAAAAGTGGCGTAAAAGAAAGTTCCTAGAATATATATATATCTATTTATTATTATTTCTAAAACTTTTTTTATATAAAAAGTTACGCCACACGCCACCATTTACGCTATCGCCTTTATAATATAACGTTATAACAAAGTGGCACAAGCGGTGGCGTAACATTTACTTACGCCACGTGCCACTAAAAAGTCCCCCCGTACAGGATTAGTTATCCCTAAAACGCTTGTTTATCTTATAGAAGTATAGTATACTATAAGAGAAGAAAAGGACACATTATCAATTAATAATTATATAATACTATATGAAGAAATATATTTTTTTTGCAATTATTATCACGTCAATCTGGCTTGCATTATCTAACAAATACACAACGTATATCATGGATAACTGTATCCCCGATCACGTCGCGCAACGTTGCGCATTTAATCAATAATCATAATCAATACTATGACAAAGACTATACAATCAAACTACCAGAGAAACATCGAAGTACTAAAAGAAAACTTAAGAAGAGGCATGACAAGCGAAACCGCTACTGGCGCAATCGACAACATGGAAAAACAATTTAACAAGGCGGGACTACTAGGACAAGCGGAAAAAGACTTTATAAACGACATGCGCGCGGAAGTAGTTAGTTATTTTTTAAAAATAGAAGTAATAATCAATAAATAATATGAAAAAGAAACATACACCAGAAGAAAAAAAGCAATACTTCCAGAACTTACGCGACAAGTGGCAGGCGTGCAAAGTAGCAAGTATGCAGGATGAAGACGCGAAAGCAAAGTATCAGGCGATACTAGAACAAGCCCCGAGCTTGAAAATATCATATACCAGTTTTTACTTCACGCTCAAGACTATGCAAGATCAAGAGTTAATAGGCGTGCCATACGTACATGCAAAGACTTATAAAGGGTGGCAAGAAAACGGCTACAACGTGAAGAAAGGATCTAAGAGTACAATATCAGGCGTGACGTGGATCAAAGCAGGAGGAGAAGACAACGACGACGGCTTTTTATTCCCGAAAGAATACCGACTATTTCACGCCGATCAAGTAGAAGAGCTAGCGACGGCGTAACTTCTTATATATCACAAGCATACGGCTTGCGGTATATATAGAGGCTATAACAACCTCAATTTATAAAGTAACTATATATAATCATATGCAAGATAAATTATTTCAAATAATATGCCATATCAGAACCTTTAGTAATAACGATATGAAAATGCTTGACCATGTAGCGCATGAACTAGGTCTTGATGAAGACGAAAAGCAATCATGTATATACAGAGGCGAAGTTTCAAGCGAAGAGCTAACGCACTTTATAATTAAAAAACTAACCAAATAAAACTATATGGAAACAAAAACACTAAGCCAGATCCTAGAAAGCGACGTATATAGCCCCGAATTTCTTATTGCATTTCACAAAATGCTCGAGAAGTTCACGGCAGAATACGACGATATGGCACAAATGGAAGCAATGACACAAGCAAGCGAATTATTAGAAACCTTTAATAACCAATAAAACCATGACATACACAGAATATAAAACACACGAGGAGAAAGAATATAGTAAGCTATGGAAAGAAACAGGGACATTTTTTGCTTTTGGTGACAAGCAATTCACCGAGCAGAAAAAAGAGGGCGTGAAGTATTACTCACTAGGCGCGGGCATGCTATGCCCGCAAGATAATTTCGACGTGCTAGAAAGCGGAATGGAAGCGATCAACAAGGCACGCAAAGACTACGCAAGCAACGAAGAGGCACGCGAGGGGATTATTGCGTACGAGTTAAACAATCACGAGGCATACTATACGGGCGACATTACGGACACAATGCAATTACTAAAGGAAACAATGCACAACGTCACAGAAGAAGAAGTGCGGGAAGTTTATAAGAAAAACCAAGATAAATTTCAATACTAATATGACAACAGAACAAAACTATTTTATCGTGCGCCAGATGCACACATACAAGCTAGATCGAATATACAGGACACGCGAGGAAGCTATGGACTACGTTGACAATATCGCACAGGAGAAGCAGGCGGGCGGAATAGTAAACACGCGATACTATTCAAACCATACAGAATTACAAAAAAGCGACCTCAAAGAAATGGCACAAATGTTTGACGACTCAAGCAACGGAATACACAGTATTCAAGACTACATGAGGCGCTTCGGGATTAAGAACGAGCTACAGGCGGGCGCAATGCTACGGCTAGGGATCAAGCAATTATTAAAAAACTAACATGTCACACAAACAAACAAAATCATACCAATACAACAAACGCCTCGACGCTATTTTTGACACCTACAACGCTCAAGAGCTAAAGAAAGCTAATTGCCCGCACAGCGTACAATTAAAACATCACATGGGCTATCAATGCCCAACATGCTATCAGATAATCACTAACTAATCATGACAATAAACGACATTATCACACTACCTCGAAACCTACACATTACCCCTCGAGGTATACAAGACATGGAAAATATACCACTTCGCAAGTATCGAATACTGTCAATCCGTATAGATGAGGGCGTTCATATTGGAAACCTTAAGAAGTTTACACCTAGAATAAAGATCTAACCAATTACAGGTAAAAATAAAATGATACACGATATGTATCTCGAGGACGTTATTAAAAAACTAAACTTAATCAAATAATCATCATGACAACAACAACACTAGAAAAAAAATGGCAAGAACTAAGCATGGACGACAACGGAGAAAAAAGAGAAACATTGAACGAGTTTATTGCGAACTGGGGGGAAGCATGGGAACTTGACGAGTTTTTATGTAACCTCGTAGAATTAAAACACAGCTACGGCGTAGAAAATCAAAGCGTAACAGACGAAACAAGCTATATAATAACAGCTAACACATGGCACGAGATTAAAGGCAAGAAGTACATGGTGCAACTAGATCAGATAAACCTAAAAGGAAGCACAACGGATGAAATCATAGCGGACTTTATTAACAGAAACGAGCTAATTACTTTATAACATGACAACCCTACAAAAAGAAAAAAGAGAAGAGTATATTGCAAGGCTTGCGAGCTTCCATGCTGAAGTTGAAACGGATAACGACCCTAAAGGATTTTTTGCCCTACTAACAGATGAAGAACTTATGGAAAATGAAGCAATTATATCTGAAGCCATAGAAAAGATACTACAAAAAAGTTATAGTAAGTACACAAATGAAGAGCTTACGGAAAATATGAAAGAGTGGTTAACTATAATCAACAAATAACATGACATATGAACAAAAAAGACTTGACGAAATATACGAGAAACACTTTACAGAACAAGACAACTTCTCAAGCGCTTGCCTTACCGCAGATAATATATGCGCAAAAGTATATAAAGAGCATAACGCTTGCTATAAGACTAACTGCGTGGAATTACTGGAACGATCATATATAGGAAAGATCATAACCGACAATGAAGACATGGAAACATTTTGGTATTGCGCAAGTCAACGCCATCACGAAAAAGAAAAGCAGGAACTAGTAAAAGAGATGAAGACAAAAGACTACACACTAATAAAAGAAATCAAAGACTTTACAACATGGGACAAAGCAGAAATATATACGCAATCAGGATCAATGTTTGGAGATACAACTATGCAAGGGCGTATTCAAAAACATGAAGATCAATCATGGTTTATACCTAAAGGAAAGCGATCAAAAGGGTACAAACTTTCGCGCATGGACGTTCAAGACTACTTTATTAAACAAATTAACAGCTATAATAAATAACATCATGACACCACTACAAAAAAACCTACTACTCGAAGCCGTGGACGTACTCGACAACGCAACAATCGAGATAAACAACTCATACGAGGACTTACTACAAGGTGAAAACGACTACGACAAAGACTACTGGGACGAAATAGCCAACGCAAGGCAACTACTACGCACTTTTATCAACAAGCTAGAAGAAGACAACCTCGACGGCAAAATCTATCTAGTGCAAGGCTTACAAATGGTAGACGTACAGCAAGCCGTTGGAGATGATACACTTGAATATACCCATGAACAAATGACACAGTTGCAGGAAATACTTACAGAAAAAACATACGAGGGCGACGACTGGAGTACAATCATTAACAACTTTAATAAATACATGTAATTTTATGGAAGAAAAATATATCATACAGGACGTACAAAACAAACAATACTATTGCCAATGGATGTACGGGAGTGGATTTTCAAGCGACTTTGAAGAAGCCAAATTTTTCGATAACGAGAAGCGGGCAATCGGAATAATTTTAGACGACCATGACGAAAACTTCCAAAGTGGACGAACATTACAAATAATTAAAATATGGATATGAATAAAAAATATACACTAGCAGTAACAAAAGACAACGAAGAAACATTCTTTCAATTCGATATGAAGTATCAAGTAGAGTATCTAAAATATGTAACAGAACAGAGCGGACATACAGCAGTTATTATAACTAACTGTTAACATTATGATACCTATTGAGCAATATTACACAGCACCAAGCCAAGAGATCTTCGACGACATACAAAAGACAGCCGTTGCAATCTGGAGAGGTTATGACGACACCTACGGATACTCAACAGAAAAGATATTACGGGTCGAGGATATTACCAACATAAAAGATAACGCGTGGGCGATAGTAGCTATGTTTGATATGGAAAACAAAGGCAAGCTACTGTTGCGAGTAAAAAGAGAAGACACACGACAGATATTATTAGAATTATTAAATGATTAAATATGGAACAACTACTTAACGACGCAAAAAAAGGAGGATACAACATAAGACAGTCATCACACGTAATGCTTTATGACCCAGAACTTTGGCAAGCAGTATCAAAAACACGAGGCTGGGGATCATCTAATCAGTGTTCACAGTGTGGACATTTCGTTAAAGAGGAGGACGTAACAAGCTACTGGGAGAAAGTTATGCACAAAATGTTAGACGCAAAGATCAACGGAATAAACGAAGAAGAGTTTATTAGTAGTTTATAAAAAGAATAACTTGGAGTATATATCTTTTTATAGTATACTATGACAGTCCCCGTCGAAAGGGCAATTATTAAAAAGTAGTAAAGTAACAAAGCAATTATATGAGCAACGAATATAAAGAAGAAGACGTATTTTCTCAAGATGGATTACCACCTCGAGAACAAGTAAGCCAATGGGCAAACGTTAAGAAAGAAATTGGAGATAAGGTTATGGGAGAGTTTCTAGGTTGGTGGATCAGTCCAGCAACAGATAGTAACTACAATGATCAGATCGGAGTAGCGTTAAAGATTACTAACACAAAGCAAAATTTTAAGAACAACAAAGGAGAAGCACTAGAAGTAAAAGAGGGAGAAGTATTAGGTATCTCACTAAGTGATACGTCATACATGCGAGAACGTATCGCACCAAGTGTTATTGGAGATGTAGTTGGTATCAAGTACGAAGCAGACAAGGACACAGGGAAACCTCAACCTGCAAAGATTGTTAAATTTTACAATCCAGACCTAGAGAAACGACGAGAGGCAGGAACTATTGTAGATACAGAACCAGAAGTACTAAAAGCACCGAAAGATACAGTAGCACCAGAAGAAACAGCAGGATCTGACGAAGCAAACGAAGACGGACTAGACTTTTAGAAGTTAAAACAAGAATTAAATGACATTAAATCGCGAAACATACAACTTCATAGCAAGGAAAACAGGATCAGTATTTTTGAGCTTTCGCGAGCTTGTGTCAACTGGTTCTGTTTTTTTTGTTATGAAGTTAATAACGCGCAAATATTATGACTAATAAAAAACAACCATTTCTGGACAGCTTCCAAGGTCATGTGTATAGATACATAGACCAAAGTGGACAAGGCAGACCAGCAGTATCATCACTTACACCAAAACCAGAATTAAACGACGCAAAGTACGAGGCATATTTCACAGTAAACGGATTTGAAGGAAAACGGGACGCAAAGAAAGATCAGTGTACGAATATCAACTCTTTCTTTATAGATATAGACGGACGAAAAGATCTAAAAGAACTAGAGGATATTAAAGAAAAGCTTGATCCTACATTCATTATAGAAACACGTAACGGCTACCATATTTACTGGGTACTTGACGAAACAATCTATAAAGAAGATAACGAGGATTGGGAGAGCGACCTAAGACAGTGGGAACAGATCGAGCAATCTATAGTTACAGAGCTTGACGGCGACAAGGTTGTTAAAGACGTAACAAGAGTGCTAAGAATTCCAGGAAGTAAACACTGGAAGCAAGCAAAGACCGCATTCAAAATTAAAGGACTATATAAAAAACCAGCACACACGTACTCAATGGATCATGTGCAGAAAATTTTTCCTATTAAGGAAGACAAGCAGGACAAGAGTACTACAAAATATGCAGACGCAGAAAAGAAAGACTTTTTCAACAGAGTCAATGAGAAGTATCCTATTGAGGAGCGCGGATCATTTCTTGCCCTTATGTCAGGAAAAGAGGGTACATTGCCAGTAGATATAGGAAGTAGAAACGAAGCCCTACTGATTACGTCTTCGCTAGCAAGACAAGCAGGTTGGTCAAGCAAAAAAATGAACGACCATATTAAAAAGATTGGTTGGCACGGGATTGAAAAAGAAACAGGTGGAGCAATGGAGTTACGGAAAACTATCGAGAGTGCATATCAGGGAGGTTATACATATTCGTATAAAAACTACGTTATTGCACACAATATGGACCACACAGAGCAACAGAAGATTGCCCTAGCATACACAAACGTTGGAAAAGAAAAGAAAGAAGTAGACAAGACAAGGTTTTCTAACTATGAGTATGAACTTCACGCTCGACACCCTAACTTAAAAAAGAATGAATCAGGAGTTATCTTTGATTATGCTGAAGGAGTATACAATATGATGTCAGAACAAGAGATTTCAAACCTTATTCTTAATAATCTTTATGACGATATGTTGTGGGGATACAGAACTAAAAGAAACGTGAGCGACAAGGTAGCCTGTTTGATTGCTATTATTCCAGACTTTGAAATTACGAGAGACAAAGGAGATATATTAAATGTAAAGAACGGACTACTCAACATGAAGACGAGAGAACTTAACCCTCACACGCCGAAGTATGTATCACTTATTCAGTCACCAGTAGAGTATGACGTAAACGCGGTGTCGCATATTTGGGACAGGTGTATCGAACAATGGATGGACGGACCAGAAAGTAAAGAAAAAATACAGTTGCTACAGCAGTACTGTGGATATGTACTGTCGCCATCAACAAAGTATTCTTGCGCACTCTTCTTAATTGGAGATGGAGGAAATGGAAAGAGTACATTCGCGGATACAGTAGCTATGGTACTTGGAAAGAAAGCAACATCTAATATCGATCTTGACGACCTATACAGCGACTTTGGTTTTGCAGGACTTATTGGAAAGCGATTAAATATTGTAGAAGAAATTTCTGGAAACTACTACGAGTCACACAAGCTTAAAAAACTTATTTCAGGAGAGGAGGTAACTATTAAAGTAAAATACAAGTCACAGTTTACATTCCGACCAGAAGCAAAGTTTATCTTTGCAGTAAACACTATGCCTAGAGTAGACGATACCTCGACAGCAACAGAGCGACGTATCGCGACTGTAGAGTTCCGAAACAACTTCAGGATAAACACAAACGTAGACCTACGATATGACGGAGGATTACTAGCTCAAGAGCTACCTGGTATTCTAAATTGGATGCTAAAAGGTAA